AAATGGAGTCAAAAAATTATTCAAAAGGTTAAAATGAATATAAAATTAAATCTTTAATGAAATTAAATATAATTGAAAACTCAATCAAAACCTATTTAATTATATTATCCTTAATAATATATATATCAATTTTTTCATTAATTAATACTTCAAAAGATGTGGATTTAAGAGAATTAAGTAAAGATAATTTTATTCTTTTAACCATTCAAGGAAATGGGACACAATCAATAATAAATGAAAATTTTAGTCCTTTACCTAGTAGTATACAAATTAATGATAATGAAGTGATAACTGAGAATATAAGTGCAAAAATAGAATTAACTTCTGAGACAAATACTATTAAACTTATATGGACTAGCCAATTAACTTCTTGTATTAATATGTTCAAAAATTTAAAAAATATAACAACCATAATTTTAACATATTTTGATTTTTCATCAGTTAAAAATATGGACTCTTTTTGTGAAGGATGTACCCATTTAAAATCAGTTGATTTAAGTAATAGTGATGCCTCTAACGTCAATAGAATGATGTATATGTTTTCAAATTGTACTTCATTAATTTCTGTTAATTCCAGTAATTTTATAACAAATAATATACGAAATTTAGATTTTATGTTTTATGATTGTGGAAATATTACTTCAATTGATCTTAGTAGCTTTCATACACCAGATTTAATATCTTTATATAATTCTTTTGACGGATGTAAATCTCTTACTTATATAAATTTAGATAATATCCAAACTTCAAAAGTTACGAATATGATTGGTACATTTAGAGATTGCAATTCATTATCCTCATTGGATTTAAGTCAATTTGAGACAATATTAGTGGAGCATATGGATCAAATGTTTGCTAATTGTATTTCATTGACTTTTTTGGATTTGAGTAATTTCAGGACTCCATCTTTAACAAGAATAAATTCAATGTTTTATAATTGTAATCAATTAACATCCTTAGATTTAAGTAATTTCGATACAACTTTGGTTTCAGATATGGCTCAAGTCTTTGGACTATGTAGTTCAATTAAATCATTAAATTTATCAAATTTTTATACTCCATCTGTAGAAAATATTTGGCATATGTTTTTTAATTGTAGATCATTAGAATTTTTAGATATAAGTAATTTTAGCACAGACAAAATAAAAAATATGGAACTTTTATTTTTAGGATGCAGCTCCTTGAAATCATTAGATTTATCAAATTTTAATACTCTTTTAGTGGAAACAATGGAAGGAATGTTTTTTGGTTGTACTAATTTAACAACATTTAAGACAAAAGCGTATGAATGAGCGACAAAAACGTCTGATTGAGGTCTATGAACATTTGCGAAGATATTACGGCATCCACACTAAGACCGGATTTGCTGAAGCACTCCATTATGGACGTACAAGTATGTCGGCTGCAATGAATGGAGATGAAAAATATCTCACCGATAGTCTGTTCAAGAATATCTGTGAGGCATACAAAGGTGTGTTCAATCTCAATTATCTGCTAACTGGCGAGGGCGACCTTTTGACACTTGAAGAGGAAGTCCGTTCTAATGAGTTTGAAAAACAAACGACTCAGCAGAACAATCTCCCTCCTGCTACAGATCAGACCTACTTCATGTCGAAAGTTATCGAGTCAATCGAAACCTCGCACGCTCAGCAGGTCGCCTCCATGAATCAGCAAATCGCCACTCTCAACAGCCAACTTGCAGACCGTAAATCCATCATCGACATGCAGGCTGACAAAATCAAGTCGCAGGCTGACGAAATCGCCCGCCTCCAGAAAGTCATTGACGACATCCGAGCAATGCCGTCATCTTATGACATCGAAGAATATATCCGTAACAACCCCTTTTCTGTCGGTGTTGCCGACCACCCGGACACCACCAGCGCACAGGTATGAACATTATAACATATATAATAGCATTAACCGTGATAATCATCGTGGAGAAACTCACCAATGTTTCCCCACAAAAATACCATGAAGCACGGTTAACCTATTACTATACAATCAATTACGCTAACTATCGCATAGCCCCAAGCGGATCACCTTTAGACGTGGCGGGGTTATGCCGAAAATCGCTGCATCCGCCGTAAATAAAGGGATTAACGCTTAAATTGGGAGATTATGAAGAAATGCAAAATCGGCGCAAATCGGGGCAAAAATGACGGATTGTTTCCCCATTGTTACCCCACATGGAAAACGGGTGGGGAAACATTTTCAGAAAGTGGGGAAACAGTGTGACCCGGCTGAAGCGCATGAAACCAAAAAAACAAGATAAAGACTATGAATATATCGAAAGTAACAAGTGCAATCGTGTGGGATCACCGTGGCAGGGTCGCAGATGGCGGCAAGGGCCAGGTAGAGGTACGCGTGACGGTGGCACGTAAATCATATCATTTCGGAACTGGAGTGAAGTGCTACAAGAGCGAACTGGTGGCGGGACAACTCGTGGACTGTCCGGGAAAGGATGAACTGAACCGCAAGATTGGAATCATATATAACAAGGTACTCGCGCTCGTGAATGCGTGCGTGGACGCGGGCGAGCCTATCAATACCGAAGAGATACGGCGGCAGGTGTGGCAGACGGTCGAGGCACAGTCGGACGAGCCGGTGTTCATGGACTGGCTGGCAGCGCAGGTGCCGGTGCTGGGTGTGTCGGAGGGCACACGGAAGCACTACGACCCGCTGCTTACGAGGCTGGAGGCTTTCGGACTGATGAAGCGGTGGCAGGACGTGACGGTAGAGAATATTATCGGCTTCGATGCTTACCTGCACACAATTACGAAGCCACAGAGCGATGCTGCAATTCGTCGCGGGCAGTTGGCCGAGCGGCTGAGCGACGGGGGGATATACAATTACCACAAGTGCCTGAAGGCCCTGCTCAATCGGGCGTTCAAGGTCGGGAAGATAGACCTGAATCCGTATGACCGACTGAAGGGTCAGTTCAAGCGGGGCGAGAAGCTGTCGACGGAGTATCTGACGGAGGATGAGATGCGGGCATTCGAGCGGGTTCTTGTGCCGAAGGGGTCGGTGCTGGAGGTGGTGAAGGACTTGTTCGTGTTCCAGATGTACACGGGACTGCCGTACTCTGATATGCAGGCGTTCGACATCGCGGACTATAAATGGGACGGGAAGGCTTGGCAGCATATTGGCGAGAGGATCAAGACGGGCGTGCCGTATGTGAGCCAGTTGCTGCCTCCGGCGGTTAAGGTGCTGGAGCGGTACGACTGGAAGATTCCACGATTGAGTAATGCGGATTACAACCGGCATTTGAAGAGTTTGGGGGCGATGGCGTGTATCTCCACGCCACTGCACTCGCACCTGGCAAGGCATACATTTGCAACTTATATGCTCAGGAACGGGTCGAAGATTGAGAATGTCAGCCGCATGCTGGGGCATACGAACATCACGCAGACGCAAAGATATGCGAAGGTGCTGGCGGAGAGCGTGCATGAGGACTTCGACAGGGTGGCGGAACGACTGGGGACTGCGGAGATACCGCAGTATACTGAACGGGAAGAGAAAACGATAATTAAAAACTTATGACTATGTGGATATTATTTATTATTTTTGCGATTGTAGTGGTGGCAATATGTATTTATGGCAGTAGCAAGAATGCGGAGAGCCATGAAACGACGCAGGCGAAGTTGGCGGAGAAGATGTATGGCGGCCAGTCTGCTGATGATGCCTTTGACCTGGCATCCGAGACTGAGCGGATTAGACGGCTGGCGGAAGCGATGATTCAGGCGAAGGCCGCAGGGCATGATGATGACTATGAAGCCATGCTTGCCGGAACATATAGCGGCCCGCTGCCGGAGCCTCGAGACGATGGCGGCTACCTGAGCATCTACGACGACCTGCGCATCCTGAAGATTGCGGGTATCAACTACCGACAGGGCATCATCCGATACACGGGGCGGGTGATGGCAGCCTTGGTGCCGGAGCCTGCAAACGAGTTTGACCCGAATGCTATCAAGATTGTGGCAGAAGACCGCCACCACCTCGGCTATATCTCGACGGATCAGACGGACTTCGTGCGCTCGCTGACGGATGAATCGTTTCCGTATCGGTGCGAGTGCCACATCTACCAAGGCGAGGACGAAGACGATGGGCACAAGTTCTTTTATGGATTTGTCTATATCAAACGGAAGGATGGAGGGGAGTGATGAGTACTCCCCTACCCTTAAATATTAACTAAAAAATTAAGACTATGAAAAAATTACTAATGGTGATGGCAGCTGCCGCAATGCTGCTGAGTTGTGAGAAGAACGAGCCGGAGGCGGTTGCAGACGTGAAGGAATCCGCGCCTTGGGTGCATACGACGTGGACGTTTGACGTAGGGCCCGGTGTGTCGCATGAGGCAATGGCGAGAACACGTGCCGACCTCTCGGCCCTGAACTTGACCGACCTCTGGGTGATGGACTATGTAGGCAATGACCTGATGCAGACGATTCACCAGTCTTCCACGGATGACGGATTCGGTAGCGTTTCGCTCGACCTCGGCTACGGTGAGCATACGATATGCTTCTGTGCAAGCCGTGGAACGGGGCCGTCGGTGTCGGGGTCTGTCGTGTCGTGGGAGAAGCCGAGCGACACATTCTGGCACAGCTTGGACTTGACGGTGGCGGCCGGCACCCCTGTGACCGCTCAACAGGTGACGCTTTCGCGGGTGGCCACCCGTCTGCGCATCTCGCCAACCGATAAGATTCCCGAAGGAGCCGCAAAGTTGACTTGCAGCCCGTCGGTGTGGTACTATGGTCTCGACCTGCTGACAGGCGAAGCCGCAGGCGAACGTGTACAGCGGCGGGAAATAGCCATACCAGCCACATACGTGGGTACGGCCGGGGAATTGTCCGCGTCGTTCTTCGGTCTGTCTTCAGCGGAGCCGTGGCAGACGGATGTCGCCGTGGCGGTACTGGACGGCGATGGCTCTGTGATGGGCAGCGTTACTCTCGAGGGTGTGACGATGAGCCGGAATGTGACGACGGTCTATTCAGGCGGCATCTTCGGCAAGGGCGGCACGATGGCCGTCACGGCTGATGACGGCTGGGGTGCCGATGACGTGCATGAGTGGTAGACAAAAGCAGGGGAGGTCTCCCGACTTCCCCTGCCCAGCGAATAAAACCTAACTAAACAAAAACGTAAATATTATTACGAAGCATATCATTTCAGCCCAAAATACCTTGGTACGCCACTTGCCGCGAAGAATGCACCATGTCACTATCCACGGAATCCACAGCAGAAGCAGCTGCCAATGGTTGAACGATATGAACAGTTGCG